GAACATCGAAGTTGACAATAGCATTTTGCGCCTTGTTACGCGCTGCTGCACCTGCTGCTTTAACTGCATCATCGGCAAGGCCAAGCTTGGATGCTTTAGAAGCTGCATTTGCTCCGGCTTTGATAGCGGAACCTGCTCCGAATGTCAGAAGATTGGCAAGGTCAAATACAACATCACCTGCCAAGCCGCCCCATTTAGCAACCTTTCCGCCTTCTTCTGCCCCTAAATTAGTTAAAGTCTTACCGAAACCGTCCCCTTTAGATCCGATACCATACAAGGCACCGAGTCCCGGAATGTCCCCGAAGCCAAGCTTACCATCTGCCCATGCTTCGCGCTGCCCTTGAGCACCTTGAATTAAAGACTCCGCAAATGGCAGGTCCTTCATATTGAAATCGCCGTCTGTCCAATTGGAGAATTGGTTGGTAAGAACCTTCCCAGTAGCGGAGATCCCAGTTAAAGCTTTCATCCATAAAGGTTCTTTGCTATCGCCTGATCCATTGGCACCGAAAGAAGGAGCGGGAGTGTTCTGCACACTCCCGAGATTTCTTCCGTATACATTGCCCAGATCAATAGGACCGCTTTGAATACCTGCACCTGCGTCTGCATTATTCTGCCGCATTCTTGCGAACGCTGCCGCTAAATCTGCTTGACTTGGCATACGGTTTCCTCCTATCCAATACTATCGTAATTATCTCCGTAGTTCATGTCATTCATATTGAAAGGCTTCGGAGCTTCGCCGGAGTAATTAACGCTTTCCCCGGTGTTAAATTTGTAGATTTCGCCCATCGAATTCTGCGCCGCTTCAATCTTACCAAGCGATTTCGAGTACTCTGCTTGCAGGCTTGCTTTCTGGGAATCGGAAAGGTTAGGGCTGCTAAGCTGTGTCCGAAGGCTGCGAAGGTTTTCACCTTCAGATGTCATGATGGATTTAATCGTATCCACTTGGCGTCCAAGCTGTGCATTGGAAGCGTTGGAGCTATCCAAGTGCATACGCTGTTTAAACTGTTCGGTCTGGTTAACCATCGCCTGAAGTTTAATCTGCATATCTTGATCCGTTTGGTTGATACGTGCCCAACCTTGCTTTTCAACTACAGCATTATGCGCTGCGGTGATAGCCATTTGCTGCGCTCTTTGTTGGATTTCGGCAACCATCTTCTGTGCATCTAAAGTAGGTCTGCCTTGTGCGTCTTGTCCGAATACCTTCGTAACGTCCAAGCCGTACTTCTCCCAATCCAACTGCAAGCGTGCTGTATCCAGTTTCGTATCATTATCCATCTTGTCATACAGGTATTTGTACTTAACATCTGTTGCGTATTTATCCGCTGCGATTTTAAGTTGGTCTGTTTGACTCGTTTGGTTTTGACCGGACAGTTTACCGAACAGGTCTGCGAAGATTTTAGCTTGATCCGACAAGCTGCCTTGACTGTCTGCGAATAGCTTTTGGAAAGCAGCTGCTTGCATGGAGTTCAAGTTAGTGTTAGCCAAGCTAGATTGTGCCGTATTAATTTGATCGGTGTAACGACGATTAACGTCATTAATCGATTTGTTTTTCTCAGCAAACATGTTCGCAAGATCACGCTGCTTCGATAGCAGCAAACGCGTATCTTGCTCCCTTGCAATACCGGAACCTGCAAGCCCACGGTTCGCTGCACCTTGTCGTGCGCTCAACCAATCTTGGAAGGACTTATCTTCGATGGTATTTGTAGCACTATCAACACTTTCCGTAATAGCTTTCAGGTCATTTTGCTGCCCTGTTTTCAGACTATTCAAAAGGTTTTGATATTGGGAAACCTTGCTGTTGTAGATATTTTGTTGCTCTAGATCGGATGCAGCTTTTTGCTGCTGCCAGTACGGATTGTTCGGATTGTTAATTGCACCTAAAGAACCTTGTAAGGATTGACCGATAGCACCTAGAACGGCATTGGGATTCGTCCAATCGATAGCACCTGTCCCCGTACCTGCTCCGGCTCCGCCGCCTGTGTTGGTTCCGCCGCCTGTCCCACCTGAAGGATTGATCGATCCGCCGCCTGTACCTACAGAAGATTCATCCTCGGCACCATCTGCCGGAAGTCCTGCTACTGCGCGGACTTGATCGGCCCAAGCATGAGCTGCCGCCTGCCTAGCAGGATCACTTGCGTTATCTGCCCAAACCTGCTTGGCACGTGCAACTTCTTGTGCAGCTAAAGTAGGATTGGTGCGGAAAATTTCAAGTCTTTCTTCAGCTGATTTATCTTGGAAGGCTTTATCATTTACGTTGTAGGAAGGAGCCTTTGCCCCCGTAGCTACCATCGTACCTGTCTGCCGTTCCGGTGTATATGTACTGGAATGATTAACTCCCCCCGGTGGAGGTGTCGAGCTTGTTTGTGGTGTAGGGATATTATTGTTGTAATTGCTATAGATAGAATCGTTAGATGTAAGTGATCCGGCACTCAACCAAGACTCCATCAAATCTTGTAATTGCTTCGCTCCACCCGGAGTACTCAAAGATCCCGAGTTTTGCATATTCATAATCTGATCAAATTGATCCTTAGAACCATAGCCGCTAAACTTGTTACCGCCTGTTTGCGTATAATCGAATCCAATACTTGCTACAGGTGATCCGTCCGCATAATACTTGGCAGAGTTTGGATTACTTGGATTAGTAGAATAATAGTTTGTACCCGGAACCTGTTGGTACATATTTCCCATCCAAGACGGAAGCTGCGCCTGTCCTTGCTGATTTGTTTGCGGTTTAGCCGGACTTGTATAAGAACTAGAGGAGCCACTACTCGATGACGAACTGCCGCCGCTGTAGGAGCTGCCGCTATTTGAACTTGTTGTACCACCATTGCTAAGCGGTTTGCCATTTGAACCGATGCCATCTCCTGCGCCGGATGCTACTTTCTGATCATTAATTCCGCCTTTACCCCAGTACTCTTCCCATGTAGGCATAGTCAGACTCCTTCCATATACATGTATACTTTATTTTCATTATACTAGATTCATAGAAACTTGTATACAATTAATAAGCCCCGCAGGTACACGGGGCTTAAGTGTTTAGGCTACGTAGTCGTCGCCTGTTATTTCCTTGTATTGTGCGGCTGTTATCTTATTTTTAACTACGAATATTTTCACGTTATCTTTAGTGTATGTGCCGGATTCGTAAGCGTCTTTACAAATTCTAAACCAGTCCATAGGGTACGTCCTCCTTATATTAAATCGTGTGTGACAAGAGCTAAAAGGATTTGGGCACTCTCTGCTTGCGTTTTAGCAACTTGCTCCTCAAGAGAAAGTGGTCTATCAGTGTACCGCCATTCTAATTCATCGGTTGCCTGTTCTACCCAAAGCCTACCTACCATATAGGGAGAAGGTGGATTAAACACAGGCACTTCCTCTGTGACGATTAGTTTATGGCCTTCAGGAATATCTAGAGGAAGATGCTCCTCGGAAAAATACTCCACATCAATCCTAACGTGTGTTTCTGTTTCACTTGTACGATATAGAAAATAGTGCATAGAGATTCCTCCTAAGAAATAGTGTTACCAACCATGAATCTGCCTTGTACGCGATGCGTGCCCGGACCATTTGTTCCTGCAATCCAGAAAGCACCTGTAACATAATCTGGCTGTACATTTGATGGATAAATTGAGCCTGCTGTTGCTACTACATTACTTAGTGGATAGTTGACAAGGTTACTTGTTGCACAATCAAGCATAGACATGGTGTTCGAGGTGTTGCCAAGATAAAACCTATTCTTCGCCCAGTCATAGAAGTGACTTTGGAAGTCAGTGCTTGTTGTCCAATTCATTAATGTGCCATTTGCCAAAGCCATAGAACCCGGGAAGTAGGAATGAGGATAGCGACGAACCTCTGTGTATCCACCACCCTGATACTTATAGTACTTCAGGTAGATAAAGTCAGGCGTTACCATGACACCCGGGATGTAATCGGCAATGAATGCTGATTCGGAGATGCCTGTTCCATCACCATTAACCCTGTACAAGTTATATGAAGACGAATCGGATTCCAAGAAGAACACTTGACCAGTAGAGTGAACCACAGACATACCCCTACCTGCATCATAGCCAATTCTCCAAATTAGAGCACCATTCGAAACAGCGTGTTTAGCAACACCACCATTATCGCCTACATACACATAACCATCCCATGATTCACCGATGTTACATTGATAATAACCGACATCAGTTGTTCCCGGAGATACCCAACGTGTGCTGCCATCTGACCAATTGATTGCGTACAAATAGTTTTCAGTTGTAACAACGTAGAAGTGAGTCCAATCAAAGAACATACTACCCTTCATTTGTTTAACAGTAGTTCCCGCGCCGTCCCAATTTCGCTGCCAAATCAAGCCACCGTTTGCATCCAAACATTGCATCATGCCGCCCCACATCATAGCTGCTCTACCTTGACCAGTGGCTACCGTTGTTTGGCTATGTAAAGTAGGAGTATCAGTGTAAGTGTTTGTACGGGAGAAGTTTGCTGCGCCTGCCGGAACAGTTTTGAACATGGGAATCGTATCACCTGTTCCAAATTCCGGACCAGTTCCAACCATAACTTGTGAGCCTGTTCCAATGTATTTACCTACAATAGCACCCTTCTTAATGTTGGAAGGGATAAGACCCCAAATGTTTGCTTGGACATGTGATGTGCTATCAAAATAACCAGTACGATCATAACCATTGCGAACAGTGAGTCTACCTTGACCAGTAGGATCATCAGGATGAGGGATCAGTTCCGTAACCATGTCATATCCGGCAATTGGACCAGTTGTACCTGCATAGTTAGCCATAAGTCCTGCTGTACCTGCAACGGTATTGCCCGATAACAATGCCCAAGCGTTAAACGTCACCGCTTCAACTCTGCCACCACCACTGTGATAACCAAGTGGAATAGTTTGCGCCACATTGGATGCGTTGATGCTCATATTTCCACGAAACGGCATTGTACCAACTTGGCTAATACCTGATGCGGAAGAGAAAATTTGGCCTGCAATTACCTGATCAGCATTTGTATTACCGACAACAGGATTGATTTGACCTGTGCCTGCATGATAACCTGCCGGAATCACCTGAATTGATGTCGAAGGATTGAAGGATTGAGTTACCGTTGGCATCGTACCTGTCACATCGCCTGCATCGGTTGTCGCTGTTTTACCTACGCGAATATCGCCGGAAATCGCGTTTCCACCACCACCTTCACCCTGTAAAATAAAATTTCCTGTTGCGGAGTTGTAGCGGACCGTATACACGCCGTTATTCTTCAGATTCGTCACGGCAGCGCCGCTTGCTTTAACAATATTTTTAGCTCCTAAACCGTTCACATTTAGTGAGCTTGCAGCGCTTGCATCTGTATGTACTTTGAACGAAATGGGCATCCCGTCCGTATAAGCACTCGGGGCCGGGGAAAGAGTGATAGCGTAATTGTTTGCTGTTCCTGTCGTTGTTCCGAATGGGATTAACTGTGTCGTAACTTCTGGGTGAAGTTTGATCTTTGTAATCGAAGCATCCGGGATTGTACCTGTCACGGCAGAGTCGATCTGATTTTTCAACCATTCAACCATACCTTGTAAATCATCAGGACTTGTAGCTATAGGAGTTACCCCGATGATACTCGCACCGCTTTCACCTAATTCGGTGCTGCTGATCTCGGACTTCGTAAAGTACCGCGAATCATGATCACCGGAAGACTTATGGTTCGTCAAGTTGTTAGCATTCGTCGCATCTACACCATTAAGCGTGGTGATTTTGCTGTCAATCTCTGTCTCTGTGTAGTAGCGCCCATCGTGATCGGCGGACGCTTTATGGGTTGTAAGTGCATTCGTATTCGCTGTATCTGCATTATTCAATACAGTGATTTTGCCATCGATTTCTGTTTCTGTATAGTAGCGTCCGTCATGATCGGCGGAAGTCTTATGCGTAGTCAATGCATTAGCTAAAGCAGCTTGGATTGCATCGACCTGTGCTTTTGTATAATTCAATGCATCAATTTGAGCTTTTGTATAAGTGTTATCGACGCGGGCATCTGCATCATTAAGTGCAAGACGTATCGTTTCGAAAACAATATTAAGGTTCGTTGCAACTTGGGTATCATCCCCAGTTACAACTTCCCCTGTTAGGTACTTATGAAGTGAACCCGCCGCAATTTTGCTCATGGATAGTCCTCCTTTAAGGCTTCTTCAATTTAAACTCGATACCGAATCCGAACAATTCACAAGGGATCGGATCACTGTGTGTAACATTTATTTTAACGCGGCGGCATTTACCGGAAACGGATGCACGCTGCACTGAAAGATCAGGTAGACCTAAAGGAGATGTGCCCATGATCCAAGTCCCTATCGTTGTACCTGTGTAGAAGTGGAAGTTTGGTGTAAGTGCCTTCGGCTGCCAAGAGATATATCCGTTGGAATCCGTAATGTAATCCCCGTTTTCAGGCGTAAGGACTACCGCAGCATCCGCGTAAACTTTCACCTTCAGATTCACATCGCCTATAGGACTATGCTTGCCAATCAGGTACAATCGGCGCAGTTTCTTGTTGTTGAACGATGCCGACAAATCATGTAGTTTTGTTTCTACAATCATATCATACACGTTTCCTGCATCGGCGTAAACAGTAGAGTTATGTTTGTAGATTTTCCCATCAGCCGATAAGTTGTATACAATATCGCTGTACTTCAGGAATTGTATAAAGTTCATCCGCGGCGTGGAGCTTACTTTAGCTACAGAAATTGTCCCTGTCGTTCCCGTGGTTCCTGCCGAGAATACCGGAGCTGTCTTTGCACCGAAGGTGGATGAGGTGAAAGTAACTGTCCGGGAACCTATGCTACTATCATTCAACCATCCCGGAAAGATCGTGTATCTGATCTTATCAGCAATTTGGCTAGGCGTATCTAAAGCATTGATGGCTACCGTTTTCGCGACTCCGTTTAGCGTGATCGTCACATTACCAGAAGTTGTAGCCGGAGTGTGGATAGTCAAGGAATCAACTTCCGCGACATCGGAAGAAGTATCTTTTACCCATACCCTGTCCTCATAATAGTAGCGGTATATCAGATTCTTTTGAGGGAAACATAACCAGTACTGATTGTCATAGAACAATGCGCAGCTGTCTGTGTCTCTCGGAATTTCTGATTTTATTTGAAAGTCGATACGCTTTACATTCATCGTATCCACACGGTAAGGGTTAGGAGTTAAGCTCTGAATACCTTCGAAAGACTGAAATACAATTTGATTCCCGATAACCGCTGCGGATCGTGGTGCCGGGCATCCGATACCGTCATGGATTAGGAAACGTTCGTATGTGGAAGGGTCCTTATTCAGCAAAGTTTGGATCGTCGTATCTGTCATAACGACAAGATAAGTTTGGAACCGCAGTACTACGCGGATAGGTTCCTGCTTCCCAGTATCGAAGGAGATACTATTCGTCACTGGAAAGTAACGCGGATTCTCTAGATCCGAGATGTACATTTGATACGGCGAAGTGCTGTCTGCCGAAAGCAGCAATCGGTCCCAGTGAAGGATAATCTTGCGGCAGGTTTGGATGCCGGAAGTATTCAGATCGGGAACAGCTGAAGTAGCCAAGACTTCGTAGCTAGAAAGTAGATAGTTCGCCGTTGTTGCCGGAACTGCTGTATCCCGGACCGTTACACGAACATCATAATTCCCGGCAGTCGGCTGATTGAATGTCCATGTTTTCCCCGGTGTTCCGGTTGTCCATACGCGGCCAATTGTCCAAGCTGTTTCATTCGCTTTCTTGTACTCCCATTGGTAATCTACAGAAGTGATGCCTGCGGGCTTGCTTATGTAAGCGGTCATGACAGTGTTCGTATTAATAGCACCTTGCCGGGTAGCAGGTTGAATCCCGTTCACCTGAAGGGCTGTCGAAACACCGTCTTGCACGTAGGAATTTGGATTGGCTGCAAGGCCATTGGTGCCTATGTAAATAGCTTCCATAACAGTCGGCGTGTAAGGCGTAACCGTAACGGCTGTCCAAGCGCTTCCTGTATAAGAAACTTCGACAAGTTTCGTACCTGTTGCAACAAACAACTTGCCTTGATACTGCACCGCTTCGATAGGTAAAGTTGCTTGGAATGTCCATGCTGCCCCGCCGTCTGTGATAGGTATGTGGGTTAAAGGTGTATTCCCATTCAGCAACACATAAAGATTACCATTCATAGCTATAATAACATCCGGTACGGTTTGTCCGGTACGGTAGAAATGGAACATACCTTGACCTTTCAAGCCGCCCCCAGTTTGATCTACGAGAATGTCACGTCCGGTTCTCCGTCTTGCGGAAGCACGTCCGCTAAGATCGACGTTAACCAGTATCGGATACTCATTATCTTTCAGCCGTTCATTGGAGATTTCGGAGTTAAGCCCACCTGAAAAATCCATGTAGGCTTCAAACTGCCGTGTCTCTGTATCCGGTGTAATATTTTGACGTGCCATAGGCTACCTCCTTTCTACCATGACATCCACGGATAAGGCGGACGTTGTAGGCTATCGTTTACAATCCAAGTTGCAGTTACTGCATCGCCTGCTGCGCAAGCTGTATATAATGAAAACTGATTCGCTTCATCAGTTTCAAATGGTACTTCTAAATCGTTGACGAATATCTGCACGTTGGAGTACCTATAAGTGTAGGAATCCTTCGTGATCGTAAACACATCTTGGCCTTCTGTAGCTGTAAACTGCTGCACGTTAATGTTATTTCTATAACGTGGCGGCACGTCCCAGTTTTCAGTGAAACCGTTCAGGCCATCTTGGAATTGATCAAGGTAACTGTTCTTCTCCCGGATCGACGAATCCTGCGCTTTGATCATAGCAGCTGCGTACAGTACTGGGATTTCATGATACTCTTCGTCAAAGACGAATGTATCTTCCGTATTCGTGGATACAAGCTGTGGAAACTTTGCTCTAATTTCCGTAGCCATTTTATTCTGTCCGGCATTGAAAAGCATCGTGGCTGTTGAAGGCGGAACCACGTCATCTGCATATGTGTTAAGTAAGGTAAACATATCAGCTAATCTCATCTAAAGAAGCCCTCCTTTCTTTACCCAGTGTAATTTCCTCTTAGATCATGCACTTCGATTACATAGTTGTTAGCCATAAAGAACGAAGCTTGCACACCTGTTATTTGGAAATTCGTTAAACGGTCAAAACGTCTTATACCCGCGTCATTTGTGCCGAAGACTGCCCAAGTCCCATTCGAACTAAGCCAATAGGTATTCGCAGATCGTACAAACTGCCCAAGCAATATCTGATTCACACTCTCATATTTCCAATAGGCTTCAGCAAATTGTGTCATGAATTCTTTGCCATCCATAATAGCGGAAATAGGTTGACTATAAGCACCTTCATCAGATGTTCCTTTAAGGTTAAAGTACGTTTGTCCTGATCTATTTCTTGTGCCAAGAGCGCGTAGTAATATCTCCTTCACATTGAATGCAGAAAGATCAATTGTCACACTCGTAGGCGCATTAATTTCAAAACTCAATTTGGATACATCTACAGTAGCATTGTTAGCGTGTGGATAGGAGGTTATCTTGGTGGAACCATCACGTATGTAAAAAGTGTTGTCAGTGATAGTTTCTATGGCATGGGTTGAGGACTCCAAAAATTCACGCGGTATAGAGTTTGTTGCAAACGTTTTGCATACAGGAACGATGTTTGTCTTCACGGAGCCGTTAGCACCAATCAAAGTTTGTAATGACTGCGCTGTTGTCCAGATTCCTGTAGCTGTATCGAGTGCTGTTGGTTGAATCACGGTGTTTCCACTATGTACATATCTAGCGATGATCTGTGTTCCAGATCCACCACCTTCACCACCTGTACCCGGTGGACCTTGCGGACCTATTGGCCCTTGAATCCCTTGCGGTCCTTGCTCTCCGGTGTCACCTTTTGGCCCCTCTGGTCCCGCAGGCCCCATAGGTCCCTCTGGACCTGCGGGTCCCATCGGACCTGTTCCGCCACCGCTGCCACCACTACTAAATTTTATAATTTGCATAGTGATGTTCCTCCCAAGAAGTTATCTAAAGAAGTTATATAGCTGTCTTATTTACCGTGAACCATGTAGCTCCCCAGTCAAAAGATACTTCCATATTCTGTCCGGCTATGTTTGGTCTGATCATCATCCCGCCTAGCAGAATTTTGTTCAAAGAACCTGCTCGGAATATGGACGTACCCATTGTATTCTGAGACTGTTCAAGTAAGCTTTTAGCTGTATCATTCGGTGTAGGTGTAACACTATTATTGAAGTTAACCGTTCCGTTAACCATAGCTGTGCCCGTTTCGAAAATATTCAGCGTACTACCCTGTCCGGCGATGTCAATTGCTTTTACCGCTTTCCAGTTACCTGCTACCGTATTGTTAATCATTGTAATACGAGATTGCAGAGCATTCGTAGCTTTGATAATCCCGAGGGGCTTCTCTGCGGTTGTTGTAAGGGCTGTTGACAGGAAGCTATTATTCGACAGTTCTAAAATAAACTGACCATAGCATCTGAATTGATGGATGTACATCGATCCCTCAAAGTCAATACCGTCAAAGTTAATATTACCTACCGATCCTGTCGTGCCTGTAATGTAGTCCTTACCTAGAACGACTACGCCTATATTGTCATTATCCGCACCCTGATTGTTACCGCCTGTGTACTGTCCATTTTTGAAGTGGTACCCGCCGCCATCAGGAGCTACCCAGATAGAACCATCTTTACCTCTACCCCAACAATTGTCAAAGGTCAAGTCGCTTCCACTTTGCGGGCCAGTACGAAGGTTAAACATAATGCCACCAAGATTCGAACGGCAGTTATAGAATCCAGAACCGTAACAGTTATTGATCAAATCGAAACCGATCGGCATTCTCTCTGTGTTTACACGGATGACATCGAATTGACGCATACCATCAAGCTTCAAAGCTGCCGTTATTCCTGTGATCCAACTTGTTGCACCTTGAAAGTCGATGTCCTTAATCCACCCGGAAGGGTATTGTCCGCTTCCTGAAACACCCGGCCCAATAACCATTGCATCATATGTGTAAGCGTCAGGTTTAATCTTTGTACGATTTCCACCTGCGCCGGAGATCATAACATTGTTGCCTACAGCAGTAAGCGTGGCTGTTGTTCGATATGTACCTGCCGGAATTTTTAATTCCACGCCACGTGAAATAGATTCGTTAAGGGCAGCTTGTAGTTTTGCTGTATCATCCGCTACTCCATCGCCTACGGCATCGAAGTCATACTTGGCATCTAAAGTAAGGTTTGGATTCGCAGGTGGATTACCGCCACCGCCTGTACCGGGAGGTCTTTGAATGTACATACTAATACCCCCTTATGAGTATGTGATTTGCAATACCGCTGTACCTGTTACTGCAATCGCTTTGAAGTTAGTTAATTGCCCTCTGGAATCCAGAATAAGAACACTTCCGATTTCCAACAAATGTCCTGCGGAAACTGTTGGGTTTGATCCATCTACCCAGTACCGTACTTGCTGTCCTTCGGTTGTAATGAAAGCTTTTTCAGCACGTGCAGGAATAGTAGGCAAACCTACTGCCGATGCTGATACGTTTAAAGTGGCTTTACCTAAAGCATCACCGGATACAACTTCGACTCGTTTGACACCCGTGTCATATGGTTGTGGCATGTTTATCTACCCCTTCTTGGCTGTGACTTTTCGATTTTAACTTCTTGAACTACAGGAGCCGGAGCTTCTACTATAGGAGCCGGAGCCGGGATCAACTTTTCAAGCAGCTCATTGGTACGTTTTTGTTCCTGAATCAGATCGTATAAGAGCTGTTCGGACGTGGTTACGATACGCATGTTAACACCCTTTCTTTAAGAAAACCCCCATAGGATTATCTCTATGGGGGCTTATTTTATGATCAATTAGTTAAAGACTAGGTAGCGTTTGAACCCAAGATACCACGGAAATCCGAGTAGCCATAGGAGAAACGCATACGGCCTTTGAACTTCGCAACGTCTGTGTCGAAATCAGTTTCGTTTTTAAACGAAAGCTTCTCTCTCCAGAAGAAGTTGAGTGGATTCATTGTCGAGTCAATCAAGAACCACGAATCATTGTCCGTCAGGTAGTCAAGGATGATGACCTTGAATTTACCTTGCATTGGGTTGATGTCGTTGAAGTTGTTGCCCGGCATGTTGACCGTTTTGATGATTTTCTCAGCTGTGTATTCTAGGGCACGTGGCACAACTAGAACATCTGGCATCATCTGAATTTTGATTCCGCGCTCATCCACTTGCTCGGAAGCAAGCTTCATAGCAACTTCAAGGTTAGCTTCAGACAGTGCCAAGTTACCGATGAAGTTGGAAGTAGTGCCACCGTCTGTACGTGCATGAGTTGCAGAGATCAAAGGCAAGTTGTCGAATCCACCGTTGGCAGTGAACGCACCGTTCAATACGGAAGCTGCTTTTGTCTCAATTGTCGCACGCGCTACACGCGCAAGTGCTTTGGAAGCTTTGTTGATTTGACCGTATTGCTCATCATCCACAAGCTCTTTCTCCACTTGGAAACCTTTGGAGTATGTAGTGTGCTTGTATGTGGATGTTTCCAGTTTCGTGAGGTTTTCGTACTCAGTGCTATCTAGAGTACCTTTCTCATTCCACAAGGAGAATCCGCCCATACGAGCATCCGTTTCAATAGCTTTGGAAGAAGTTTGAATGTTGAACACTTGGGAATACTGTTCTGGTTTTTCCTTGTATGTCTCGAAGAAAATTTTGCGTAGGCCCGGTTCGAGTAAGCGACCGTAATTCTGCATTCCTTCATTGATTGGCATTGTTTAGTCCCTCCTCTATTAAACCAATTGACGTGCTGTAATTTGCACGTATGGTTTTCCGTCTACTACTGCAACGATCTTCGCGATTACAACAGTTGTATCAGCTGTATCCAAGTTGGAGGATGCATCAATACCGTAACCTACGCCACGTGTAAGTGCGCCTGCACCAACTTTAGTTGCTTCATAAACTGCATCGCCGGATGTATGTACTTTTGCAACCGTTGGGAGAGCGCCGATTCCGTTGTAGTTAAAACCTGCAACTACACCTAGAACAGTTGTGTCGCCTGTGAGTGCAAGAACAACTTCACCGGAAGCATTCAAGCGAACGACATCGCCTTCTTTAGCTGTAGCAGCATAAGTGGCGTTTAGTGGAAAGTCAGGAGCCGGGATCACACCGTCACCTGCGCCATTTCTACGGTAGTAAAATGCCATGAGTGATTACCTCCATTTAATATATTCTTCTTCCGAAAGTCCCATTTGCTTAGCGACATACTTCTCAGCATCCGTAAGCGTTTCGGCAGCTGTCGGCTTGCCGCCCTGTGGAGGGATAGGAGTCTGTTTTCGTCCAGAAATTTCAGCCAGTGCTTCAGTCTTCGCTTGTTGTTTGATGGCTTCGGTAAGCTTAGCTCCGTGAACCGCGTGAACAACTTGCTCTAAAGGAAGGTCGGCATTTTTTAAAGTGTTAAGCATGTAATTGGTAGCTTCGAAAATGTCATTCTCCGTAAGCACTGGGTACTGTTTACGCAGTTGTTGACCTTCTAACTCCACACGTGCTGTCCATTTTTCGAACTGCATTTTTGTCACTTCATGTTGAGCTAGGGCAGCTTGTTCTTGGGCACGGGCTACAGCGGCTTTTTCATTTTCAATTTGCTGCACAGCATCTACAGAAATGCCTTGCTGTTCAGCCATTTTTGCAATACGGGCTTGTTGGAGCTGCGCTTGAATTTGTGTAATTGGCGCACCGTATATCTCTTCAAGCAGCTTAGCCGTTTGAAAAGCCGGATCTTCCTGCTTCAGTTTTTCGAGTGCTGCTGCGGCGCGTTCCTCTGCTTGTCGTTGTCTGCGTTCTTCTGCAAACCTAGCATTTTCCTCTGGGGTCTGTACCTTTCTCTCAGGTGTAGGTTCAGGGTCGGAGTCAGCTTCCGGCTCTGTTACATCAGGTTCAGATTCAGGGGATGCTTCCGGTTCATTCGGCTCACTTTCAGGAGCGGGAACGGATTCTTGTTCAGCAGGAACATCGTCGAACGCTTTCTCAATATCTGCGTCAGGTTGTCCACCGTTTTGGGTTGCTTCGAATTCATCAATGTTCATAGCGACTCTCCTTTGACTGTTTGCGCGGTCAAGCGAAATTGTTTGTTTACATTTGTGAACGTGTGGGTTATACGTGACCACCGCGAAACACACATTCTATAAATCTAGTATACAACATCCTATTAATTCCTGTAAACTATTATTTTTGCAAATGTGAAAACATCTACTGGGTGTTAGAAAATACAGATCGGGTTATACTATAGCTAAAGGAAGGTGATGTGTCTTCAGTGGTAAAGTTCATTTAGGATTTGGCTTAATGCTGTATGTCATGTTCTTGGTAAACGGTACGGTATGGAATCCGCTTATGTATTTTCTTGGCTGTATACTGCCGGATGGAGATCATCGACGCGCACCAATCAGCTTGCTGTTTCCTTTTTGGAGGATGGGCTTTAAGCATCGGGGATTCACGCATACCCTTTACTTCCCTGTAATCTGTCTGATCATCGGGTATTTCTCATGGAATTGGTGGGCCGGAGTCTCACTGTTTTTAGGCGTGATGATTCATTTGATTATGGATGCTGCAACACCTAGCGGCGTGAGATGGTTGGGACTAAAGAAAAGGGCTACCCGTAGGTAGCCTTCTTTTATACGTCAAGAACTTTATAGCGCTTATCGATTTTAACTGTATAATTCTCTACATTTTCATTATGACTAGCAGCCACTTGTTTAAGCAGTTTTTCTATTACGTATACAGAAGGAAAATTACTACCTGCATTTTCCTGATGGATAATTTGATCATCTTCATCTAAAACCTGTATATAGAAATTGTCTACGATCATAGTTTACATTCCCCTTTCCATTGCTGCTTGACTCATTGGGTCGGCACCTGCCGGGATCGGAGCTTCCGCATTTGCTGCCGGAGCTTGCCCAGTACCCGGTGCGACATTCAAACCATTCTGTGCGTGATCGAGCATCAGTTGACCGTTGACTTTTTGATTGGCGAACGCTGCCTGTGCTGCCTGCTCCAACGTTTCGAAGATGATCGTTTGATCCTTCGTTGTCATGGAGAAGCTAATCTCACCGTTCGGCACAATCTTAGGCGGTGCTTCCGCTTGTTTCTTCGCAAGGACTTCTGCATCTTTCTGCATACGTGCAAGCATCTCGTGCTTGTTGGAGAAGTTCTTCAGATGAATCCATTCCTGCGGCGTGATGACTGCCGGGGAGAAATTGAATTGACCTTGCATCTGCATAAGGTTGTCCGCTTCTTGGGACTTCAAAGCTTGCGTCATAGGCGCAATCGCGTAAGTATCGCAGCGGCACAGCCATTCCAAGTTGTCCTCATCATCTTTCTCGATGGGCGTAAAGTCAACATGCTCAACTTGACCATTCGGCAGCGGGATAGCTAAAGGACGAACGTCTTTCCATTTGCGGATAATGAAGTGAATGATAATGTCCGAGATGTCTTGTACGAAAGCATCTACCTGCTGCATCTTGTCTTTGTCTCGAATGGTTGCCCGTTCGATCAAGGAGTTGACACCGCCGGAAGTTGTCAAGGAACCAACCGACTCCCCAGTATATGCTTCGTTGATGCCTGCCATTTCCTTAATATCCCGCTTCATCCGATCATCGATTTCAAGCAATCCTCTTGGAATCTCCGGCGGTTGAACGTTGTGGATGGATTGGCTTGGATCTTCGTTGGAAGTCCAAACTTTACCCGGCATGGTTCCGGTACGTGCAAGCTCTTGGGCATTGATACCTGAAGAACGAGACACGACCTTTTGCGGGTTCTGATGCAGCGTGGCGATGATAGCCGCAGTCTGCGATGCCTTGTTGATGACCTTCTGATTTTCCAGTGCATCCATCGCTGTCGATGTGCCCCAAAAATCCTGGTCTTCTTCCTCATCGTAATAAACTGCAAATGGGTAAATGTTTGGTTTCACATCTTCTAACCGAAGCAGGAACCAGTTATTGCTTCGGGTGTAGTAGCTCACATCGAGATGCCACTTACCGTCTTCACCCAAGTAGCGCTCCCAGTGAGTGTGCAGCGTAACCATTTCATCTCCGCGAATACTTGCCA